AAAAACTTATGATAACCACAGCAGTTATGACCAAGAGAAAGAGGTCAGAGCATTACGTAAACAACAAAGAGTTTCTTGCTGCTCTCATTAAGTATAGAGAAGATAAAGAAATCGCTCTTCTACAGAATAAACCAAAACCTCCCATTCCTCGCTACATTGGAGAGTGTTTTCTGAAGATCGCTAATCATCTTTCCTTCAAACCAAACTTCGTGAACTACATGTTCAAGGAAGATATGATTTCTGACGGTATTGAAAACTGCGTTCAGTACATTCACAATTTCAATCCAGAGAAATCACAAAATCCTTTTGCATACTTTACTCAAATCATTCACTACGCATTCCTTCGCCGTATTCAAAGAGAGAAGCGTCAACTGGAAATCAAAAACAAAATCCTTGAACGCTCTGGATTTTCTGAAGTGTTTGCTGACGACAACACTATTGACGGCGGGAACTATTCCGATTATAATAGCATCAAAGATGGTGTCCACTCCAAACTTCGTTATTGAATGAAAGTCGCTATTATTACAGACACTCACTACGGTGCAAGAAAAGGTTCAAAACTTTTTCATGATTATTTTGAACTTTTTTATAAGAATGTGTTTTTCCCGACGCTGGAACAGTACGGGATTGATACAGTTATTCACATGGGTGATGCTTTTGATAGTAGAAAGTCAATTGATTATCAAAGTTTAGAGTGGGCAAAACGAGTAGTATTTGAACCACTCAAAAAATATCATGTCCATATGATTGTTGGTAATCATGATAGTTATTATAAAAATACCAACAACACAAATTCACCTCAACTTCTGTTGAAAGATTATCCTAATATTCAAACATATTCTTCACCAACAGAAATCAAGGTTGGAAATCTTGATGTTCTTCTCCTTCCTTGGATTTGCGTGGAAAATGAAGAGCAGTCACTTAAAATGATTAAGAAAACAAAGGCAAAAGTTGCCATGGGTCATCTTGAGTTCCAAGGTTTTCGTGTAAACCGTCAAATCATTATGGAACATGGACTGGAAGCAAATCTTTTTAAGGACTTCTCTAAGGTATTTTCTGGTCATTACCACACTCGTTCTGATAATGGAACTGTTTTCTACTTGGGAAATCCTTATGAGATTTACTGGACAGATGTAAATGATACTCGTGGATTTACTATCTTTGATACAGAAACTTTAGAACATACTCCAATCAATAATCCTTATAAGATGTTTCATAACATTTATTATGAGGATACAAATTATCAAACATTTGATACTCGCGAGTATGAAAATAAGATTGTAAAAGTTGTTGTTCGTAAGAAATCAGACACTAAGAAGTTTGAAAAATTTGTTGATAAACTTTACGCTTCAAATATTGCAGAACTCAAAATTATTGAGAACTTCGATATTCAGGAACCTGTAGAGTTTGAAGCATTCGAAAGTGAAGACACTATCTCCATTCTGAATAGATATATTCAGGAGGCTGAAATAAATCTTGATAAATCAATCATTCAAAAAATGATGCAAGAAATATATCAAGAGGCTTGTGAGTTAATTTAAATGTTTATCTTAACAATTAATGGCAAAGAAACTGAGGGTGCATATTCTGTAATTGACGATGAAGGAGAACACATTTTATATCTCTTTCAGGAAGAAGATGATGCTACTCGATATGCTATGATGCTAGAGGAAGATGGATTTCCAGAAATGCATGTAATTGAAATTGAAGATGAAGTAATGGTAAAAACTTGCGAAATGCATGGATACCAGTATACTGTTATTACTCCTGATGATATTGTAATTCCTCCAAACACTGAACATGATTTTATTTAAAACTATTAGATGGAAAAACTTCTTAAGTACTGGAAATCAATATACGGAAGTTGATTTTACTGAAAATAAAACTAATCTAATCGTCGGCACAAACGGAGCTGGAAAAAGCACCGTTTTGGATGCACTTACATTTTCTTTATTTGGAAAACCATTTCGTAAGATTAATAAACCACAACTAATCAACTCTGTAAATGAGAAGGATTGTAGAGTTGAAGTTGAGTTTTCAATTGGAAACACTGATTGGAAAGTTGTAAGAGGAATAAAACCGGCACTGTTTGAGATTTGGAGAAATGATACTCCTTTAGACCAGTCTTCAGCTGCTCTAGACCAACAAAAGTGGTTTGAACAGACTGTTCTTAAAATGAACTACAAGTCTTTTACTCAAATTGTAATTTTGGGTTCCAGTACTTTTGTTCCTTTCATGCAACTTTCTGCTGCTCATCGTCGTGAAGTGATTGAAGATCTTCTTGATATTAAGATTTTCTCTTCAATGAACGCGGTAATTAAAGAAAAGATTCGTCAGGCAAAAGAAGATATTAAAGTTCTTGACTTAAAGAAAGAATCTTTGCTCGATAAGGTTAAGATGCAACAAGAGTTTATCGAAGAACTTGAGAATCGCGGAAAAGAAAGTATTGATAACAATAATCGGAAAATTTCCGATTTAGATAAAGAAATTCAACAACATATGGATGAAAATGGTTCTTTAGAAGAACCTCTTTATGAGTATATTAGAGAGCAAGATAAGTTAGTTGGATATGCTGATAAACTTCGTAAGTTGGGAAACTTGAAAGGTAAAATCTCACAAAAAGTATCTACCATTACTAAAGAGCATAAGTTCTTCACAGAGAATACGGTATGCCCCACCTGCACTCAATCCATTGAAGAGACCTTCAGAATAAATAGAATTAACGACGCTCAATCTAAAGCAAAGGAGTTGCAATCTGGGTATAAAGAACTAGAGGAGGCAATTAAAGAGGAAGAGGAGCGAGAGCGTCAATTCAATACTCTGTCGAAGGAGATTTCAAAATTAACGAATGGCATTTCTCAAAACAATATTAAGATTAATGGATTGCGGAGACAAATCCGAAATCTTGAATCAGAAATTCAAGTTCTTACCGAGAACCTTGCAAACCGAAATTCTGAACATGAGAAGTTAGAATCCTTCAGAGACAACTTAAAAACTACATACGACGACCTCGCTTCTAAAAAAGACACAATCAACTATTACGATTTTTCGTATAGTTTACTTAAAGACGGTGGAGTAAAATCCAAAATCATCAAGAAGTATTTGCCTCTCATCAATCAGCAAGTTAATCGCTATTTGCAGATGATGGACTTCTACATTAACTTTACACTTGATGAGGAGTTTAACGAAACCGTCCAGTCACCTATTCACGAAGATTTCTCTTATGCTTCCTTTAGTGAAGGAGAGAAAATGAGAATTGACCTTGCTCTACTCTTCACATGGAGAGAAGTTGCAAGAATGAAGAACTCCGTCAATACAAATCTTTTGATTATGGATGAGGTGTTTGATTCTTCACTTGATGGATTTGGAACTGAAGAGTTCCTTAAGATTATTCGTTATGTGATTAAAGACGCAAACATTTTTGTTATCTCTCATAAGACAGGTCTTGAGGACAGATTTGAAAGTGTCATAAAGTTTGAGAAAGTAAAAGGTTTTTCGCGTATGGTGGTCTGAACCACTCAAGAACAATGCAAGTCCCAAACTGGAAGCACCATTCCAAGAAAGAACAGAAACGAAAACTTAAACCGCAAGCACTGAGGCAAGCGAAAGCACGACTCGCCCAGTTCAAAAAGCGTCACATGGGTCGCCCAAAAGGCGACCTTTCGTTTTATGATGGTCTCATACGAAACAAATCCAATGGCAGTCTCTCACGAAATCAAATCCCAACTTGCCAAACTGCTTGCCACTGAAGACCTTGTAGTGGAGCACAAGAAAGTTCCTACAGCGTGCTTCAATGTTCATACTCGTGTTCTCACCCTTCCTTTGTGGGAAAAGGCAAGTGGTCTTGTGTATGACCTTCTGGTGGGTCATGAGGTGGGTCATGCTCTCTTCACTCCTGATGAAGATTGGACTGAGACTGCAAAGGTTCCTCAGCAGTTTGTGAATGTGGTAGAAGATGCCCGCATTGAGAAACTGATGAAGCGTAAGTATGCTGGACTTGCTAAGACTTTCTTCAATGGTTATAAGGAACTGAACGAAGAAGATTTCTTTCAACTTAAAGAAGAAGATATTTCTACTTTTAATCTTGCCGATCGTGCTAACCTTTATTTTAAAGTTGGTAACTTTTTGACTCTTGATTTTGCTCCAGAGGAAAAAGAAATCATTAATATCATTGATGCTTGTGAAAGTTTTGCAGATACATTGATTGCTGCTGAAGAACTTTATAAGTATTGTAAAAAAGAAAAGGAACAACAGCAGAAGGTTGCTGACTTTGATTCGCAAGAAACTCAAGGGAACTCGCAGTCTCCTGCAAGCGATTTTGTAGAGACTAATGACTCCTCTTCTGAGCAAGAAGGTGAGAGTGATAACTCCTCCAAAAAAGAGTCTTCTGAGTCCTATGGCGGCACTGCTCAAGGTGATGAAACTCCTGTAAAATCTTCTGGGGAAAAAGAAGAACCTGAAGTTCGCACTGCAGAGTCTTTGGAAGATAAGATTCGTGACCTTGTGGGTAACGATGGATATGAAAATGTTTATATTGAGGTTCCTCAAGTAAATCTTGATACTGTTATTGTAAGAACTCTGAAGTTCATAAAGATATTGATGATTCTTTTGCTCATCAACAAAAAATTCATAATGAACACGCACAAGAAAAGGGATATACTCCAGTAAATCTTTATAAAGAATCTGATACTGAGTTCAAGAAGTTCAAGTCTTCTGCCCAAAAAGAAGTCAATTACCTTGTAAAAGAATTTGAGTGCCGTAAGGCAGCAGACCAGTATGCTCGTGCATCAACTGCTCGCACTGGTATTCTCGATACAACTCGTCTTCATACTTACAAGTACAATGAAGACTTGTTCAAGAAAGTATCTGTGATTCCTGATGGCAAAAATCATGGTCTGGTATTTGTGTTGGACTGGAGTGGTTCTATGTGCGATGTGATGCTTGATACTTGTAAACAACTCTTTAACATTGTTTGGTTTTGTAAGAAAGTTTCCATTCCTTTTGAGGTTTATGCTTTTACTAGTGAGTGGCGTCGCGGTGAGTATGATTATGAGAATGATCGTTATCTCGCTGCAGACCGTACTCCACATTATCAAAAGAAAGATGGTCTTCTGGTTGTAGATGAAACTTTCTCGATGATGAACATTCTTACTAGTAAAGTTTCTGGTAAAGTTCTTGAGAATCAAATGCTCAACATTTGGCGTCTTGCTTATTGTTTTGGTAGGACTTATAGTTCTTCTTATACCTATCCGAGTCGTCTTTGTCTTTCTGGAACTCCTCTAAATGAGGCACTGATTACTCTTAACCAAATTCTTCCTAAGTTTCAAAAAGAAAATAAACTTCAGAAGGTGCAGTGTATTGTTTTGACTGATGGTGAGGCAAATCAACTTGTTTATCACAAAGAAGTCAAACGCCAGTGGGAAAAGAAACCATTTCTTGGAACTGGATATATTAATCCAGAACTAACCTTCCTGCGTGACCGCAAACTTGGAACTACCTATAAGATTGGATATGGTTATCATGAGTTTACTGATGCTCTTCTCAGGAACTTGAAAGATAAGTTTTCTAATACAAACTTTATTGGTATTCGTGTTCTTGAAAGTCGCAATGCAAGTCGGTTTATTGGTCTTTATCACTCTATCAATGATGGTAAGGTGTATGATAAAATCCTGAGTGATTGGAAAAAACTGAAGAGTTTCACTATTACTAACTCTGGATATGATGCATACTTTGGAATGTCTGCAACCGCACTTTCTCAAGATACTGAATTTGAAATTGCTGAAGATGCAACCAAATCTCAAATCAAATCTGCTTTTGTGAAATCTTTGAAGACTAAAAAACTAAATAAAAAAGTATTAGGAGAATTTATTTCTTTGGTAGCATGAAAACATTCCAAGAATTTGTGGTAGAGTGTTACTCTATTCAAGAAACATCTTTGAATAGAGTTCGCTCAAAATCAGAAAAAGGTGGTATGGCAATTATGTCTGCCCAAAGAGGCGATAAATCAAAGAAAGAAAATAAAGCGCGTTCAAAACAATTGGAGAAAGATATTAGAGGTGCTGGTCTTCCAGGACCTACTAAGGTATCTGGTAGATATACTGAAAACCCAGGAACTCCTCAAGAAAAAAAAGTAGGTGAGAAATCACATGTAGTTTCTTCTGGTAAAATGGGTAAGAAAAAGTTCAAAAAAGCAATCACTAAACTTGGTAAAAAATATAATCAAGATTCTGTCTTAATTCAAAAAAAACCAAAGGGTTCTGCTCAACTGGTGGGAACTAATAAGTCTTGGCCAGGAGAGGGTAAGCGTGTTAAAGTCGGTAAAATGAATCCAGGTAGAACTGGTGAGTTTGATACTAAAGTTAAAAACAAGACATTTACTTATGAACAGAATATGAGTGAGGCGGGTGACTGGTGGCATCCAGATCCCAAAAAAGATGCTGCTATTAGTGGCGCTGGCAACAAGATGAGAGCTCGAGAAAACAGAGGTCAAAATACATCTGCACAAACAAAACAAGATTATAGTAATCGCCTAAAACCAGGTGAAACTTATATGCAATTTGCAAAGCGTAAACAAGAAGAACGAAATAAAAAATGAAAACTAAATTTCCATTTGAACATGTAGTAAAATATGATACTAAAGAAGTATGGATTAAATGCAATAGCAGCACAACTGCTATTGGTATTCCTTCTTTAGTTAATAAATACTATCCAGGATATACTGGACATATTGCCAGCGAAGAGTATCTCAAAGAACTCAAGAACCAATTGGAGAACTGACCACTGGGGTCCCAAGAGGACCCCTTTTTGGTCTATAATGACTATGTTGAAACAAAGCAAACAAATGGCACTCTCCTCTGACTACATCCGCACTTCTCTTCAAAACCTGTATGGTAGCACTATCACTGGTGCTGATATTCGTGCTTGGTGTAATCTGAACGATGCTAACTATCAAACTGTTACAAAAAAACTTGACCAATTTAAAGTGGGTCGTGGTAAATGGAATCTTGAAGTTACGCAACAAAAAGTAAAAGAAATTGAACGCACTTTCCAAGCACCTGCTGCGATTCCTGCTGTGGAACAAAACCTTATTCCCGATAAAGATGATACCTTCGTCAAGTTTGGTAACTTTGCTGATGTTAAAAAAATTATTCAGTCCCGTCTCTTTTATCCTACGTTTATTACGGGTCTTTCGGGTAACGGTAAAACGTTCTCTGTTGAGCAAGCGTGTGCTCAACTTAAGCGTGAACTGATTCGCGTCAATATCACTATTGAGACTGATGAAGACGATCTTATTGGGGGTTTCCGTCTTGTTGATGGGAATACTGCTTGGCACAACGGTCCCGTGATTGAAGCACTTGAGCGTGGTGCTATTCTTCTGTTGGATGAGATTGACCTTGCTTCTAACAAGATTCTTTGTTTGCAATCTATTCTCGAAGGTAAAGGTGTTTTCCTGAAAAAGATTGGTCGCTGGGTAAAACCTGCCGCTGGTTTTAATGTGATTGCCACCGCTAATACTAAGGGTAAGGGTTCTGATGACGGACGTTTCATTGGCACCAATGTGCTCAACGAAGCGTTCCTAGAGCGTTTCCCTGTGACCTTTGAGCAGTCCTACCCTGCTCCTGCTACTGAGCAGAAGATTCTGGAAGGCATCGCTCTGGACCTTGGCGTGGAAGACCGTGATTTCTGCAAGCGCCTGGTTGACTGGGCAGATATCATCCGCAAGACCTTCTACGATGGTGGTATTGAGGAAATCATCAGCACCCGCCGTCTGGTTCACATCATCCGTGCTTACAGCATCTTCCAAGACAAGGCAAAGGCAATCCAAGTGTGTGTGAACCGCTTTGATGATGAAACCAAGCAAGCATTCCTTGAACTTTATGACAAAGTGGATGCTGACTTCCAGATGCCTGTTGAAGAGTCCATTGACACATACCAGTCTGTTTGATATAATTGGGGAAGGTAATTGTGCCTTCCCTTTTCTTAATTATGGACAAGTATCCTTACAACAACTTCACTCTTTATAGAGATGGTGAAGATATTATTGAACTCACAAAAAAGCATTTGAATATGAACGAACCTACTAATCATCTTTGGAAATACAATGAAGATAAAATTCTGAAAGATATTCAAGACTATGTAACCAGCACTTATGGTAGTCACTACTGTGGTCATGAACAAGATTACAAAGATGTTCAGACAATTGACCTAATGGCAGCAAAAGAACTTGCTGCTGGGTTCTGTCAAGCAAACATCATTAAGTATGGTAGTCGCTACGGTGACAAGGATGGACGCAATAAGCGTGATTTGCTTAAAGTGATTCACTATGCTATGCTTCTGCTCCACTTTGATGGACACTACACTCGTAAAGATAACGGTCTCTCTGAATTTCGCTGATTATTATGAAACTCTCTGATAAAACTCTCACGCTCCTCAAGAACTTCTCTTCTATTAACCAGTCTATTCTGTTTAAAGAAGGAAATAATCTTCGTACTATTTCTGTAATGAAGAATATTCTCGCGGAAGCAACAATCGAAGAAGAACTTCCCAAAGATTTTGGTATCTACGATCTCAATCAATTTCTGAATGGTCTCAATCTTCATCAGAATGCTGAACTTGATTTCCAGAATGATGGTTATGTAGTTATTAAGGAAGGTCGGTCTCGTTCTAAGTATTTCTTTGCAGACCCTAATGTAATCGTTACTCCTCCCGATAAATCTATTTCTCTTCCTTCCGAAGATGTTTGTTTCATTCTTGATACCAAGGAACTTGATAAACTCCTTAAAGCTGCTGCTGTGTATCAACTTCCTGACTTGTCTGTGGTTGGCGAAGCAGGTGTGGTGAAACTGGTTGTTCGTGATAAGAAGAACGATACCTCCAATGATTTTTCTGTTGTTGTTGGTGAAACTGATGAAGTGTTCACATTCAACTTTAAGGTAGAAAACATCAAGATTATTCCTGGTGCTTATGAAGTTGTAATTTCTTCCAAACTTTTGTCACGATTCAAGAATACTGGATTTGATGTGACCTATTATATTGCTTTGGAACCCGATTCTACTTTTGGTTGATGGAATTTCTTCTTTATCTCACACCTACTGCCAATAAAATTATTAATAATGTAATCAAAGCAGGTTATCCAGTTAAAGAAAATATTGGATATTGTAGAGATAAAAATTATTTTGGTTATAGTGACTTTGATAAATTGGTTATTTGCACCAAAAATATTAAAGAAGGTGGTTATGATCTAAAACATTATGTAAATGAAACGGTTTATCATGAAGCAACACATATTGCCCATATGTGTAATGGTTATAAACCATTTTATATTTCATTAAAAGATATGTCACTTTTGCCAGAAAAACTTCAAGATGTTCAAAAATCTGTTGGATTATCTAATGCTTCCGAACAAATGGAACATGAAGCATTCTGGATGGAAGATAAACCAGATAAAGTGAATTACGTACTTCAAAAGTATTGTTTTTGATTATGAATATATTTGTTACATCACCATGGCCTGCTGAAAGTGCTATCTGTCTCCCCGATAAACATATTGTTAAGATGCCATTAGAGTGTTGTCAGATGCTTTCTATCGTGGCATCTGATAAGTGGGGATATGGGTATGGCACCCTCCCTAAGGCAGATGGAACCCCCTACAAGACCGAGAAAGGAGCATTCCGCAATCACCCCTGCACAAAGTGGGCTATGGAGAGTATCCATAATGCCTACTGGTTAATCAAGTGGGGATTGAACTTGTCTGATGAATACTGCCTGCGGTATAATAAAACTCACTCCTGTTATAAAACCCTTGTGGATGCATACTATTTGTTTCCCAAGGGTAAGATTACGGAGGTGACTCCATTTGCTCGTGCTATGCCTGAGGAATGGAAGTTTGACGACACCATTGATACATTTGAAGCATACAAAAGATATATTGCATCCAAACCTTGGGTTGCTGATAACTATCTTCGTATGCCCGAAAGACGACCTTCGTGGATTTAATTATGAGCAGTGATTTCCTTTTCGTGGAACGATACCGTCCTCAAGTAATTGAGGATTGTATTCTTCCTGATGAAACTAAAAAAACATTTAAGGAGTTTGTGGCAAAAGGTGAGATTCCTAATCTCCTTCTAGCAGGACCTCCTGGTATTGGTAAAACCACCATCGCAAAAGCATTATGTAATGAATTGGGGGCAGACTATTATGTCATCAACGGATCCGACGAAGGGCGTTTCCTGGATACTGTACGGAACCAAGCGAAAAACTTCGCTTCGACCGTCTCACTTACGGGATCTTCTAAACACAAAGTCATCATCATTGACGAAGCTGACAACACGGGCAACGATGTTCAACTCCTACTACGGGCGAATATTGAGGCATTTTATAACAACTGTCGATTCATCTTCACCTGTAACTACAAGAACAAGATTATCGAACCTCTTCACTCCCGATGTGCCGTCATCGACTTCACCATCAAAGGGAAGCAAAGAGTTCAACTTGCGGGAAGTTTCTTTCAACGACTTCAATCAATCTTGGATTCTGAAAGGATTGAGTATGATGAAAAAGTCGTTGCAGAATTGGTTACAAAACACTTCCCAGATTTTCGTAGGGTCCTCAACGAATGCCAGAGGTATTCTACAGGAGGAAAAATTGACTCGGGCATTCTTGCATCTTTCTCAGACATCTCTGTAAATGAACTTATTAAAAACCTCAAAGATAAAAACTTTCCTGAAGTCAGAAAGTGGGTGGTCTCCAACCTGGACAACGATGCTTCTAGTCTTCTTCGCAGGGTTTATGACGCCGCTTACGATTGCCTTGTTCCCGCATCTATCCCTGCTGCCGTTCTTGTTATTGCTAAGTATCAATACCAATGTGCGTTCGTTGCTGACCAGGAAATAAATCTTCTTGCTGCCCTTACTGAAATTATGGTGGAGTGTGAATTCAAATGATTAATGTAAAACTGTTTCGTATTTTAACTGGCGAAGAAATCATCGCAGAAGTTATTTCTGAAGATGATAGCTTTGTAACCGTAAAGAATGGTCTAGTAGTTCTTCCTACAGGACAAAGCGTTGGATTTGCTCCTTGGGCTACAGTTATTGATAAAGATAATCCTGAACTTATTGTTTCTAGGAATCATATTGTCTATATTGCAGAAGTTGATTCTGGAGTTAAGAAAAAATATAATGAGATTTATGGAAGTAAACTCATTACTCCAGACGAGAAAAAATTGGTGTTGTGAAAATGGAAAATAAGCAACATCAAGTAAAATCTAAATGGTATTACATCTTTTGGGGTGCTATGGCAGTTGCTGTAGTTGGGGGTCAAATTTATGTTGGATCTGGATATCGTGAGATGGCAGAAGCAACTAAAACAACTCAAATATCTGTGAGGTGTATTGTAGAATGAAATCTCTTAAAACACCTCTAAGATATCCTGGTGGTAAATCCCGCGCATGTGAAAAGATGGGACCATACTTTCCAGAC